TCTCATGCACTACCCATCGAAAATGAAAGCAGAAAATTACCAAAAACAGGATATTACAAAGACACACCATTCTATGGTTCTTGGGAAGAGAGAACAGAATTGGTAAAAATATTCAATGAAACAGTTGATAGTGTTTGTGCTCAATATGGATGGAAGGCTTTATCATGGCCAGAAAATATATTAAATGACAAAAAAGAATTATCGTTTGATGCCATGGAAAAACCACAAAGTGTTCACTTAAGTAGAGAATACTACAGATGGGATATGGAAAATAATTGTGAAAATAAATATCACAAAAGTGTAGTTTTTTCATTCTAACTTAGTATTTATATTGGGGAAAATAAAAGTGAAATAATTTTTCCGATTAAAAAAAATTTATTATATTATATAAAATAACAATTAAAGAGGAATTAAAATGGCAAAAAGTAGTAAAATTAAAGTTGGTATTATAGGTGTAGGAAACTGCGCTAAGTCACTTGTTGAAGGTGTACAATACTATGCTGAAAATAACAAAGAAGAAACTGGTGTAATGAAAACAGACATTGGTGGTTATTTAGCTGGTGATGTTGAATTTGTAATAGGTTTTGATATTGATGAGCGTAAAACTGGATTAGGTTTAGGTAAAGCTCTTAAACAAAGACCAAACTGCGCATGGGATATTGTAGACACTATTAAGTGTAATGCTCCAGTATTTGAATCTCCAGTAATTGATGGTTATGCAGGTCTAATGGATAGTTATCCTGAAGAAAATAGATTCTTAGTTTCAGAAAAATTAAGGAATTCTACAGATATGAACAGAGTATCTTGGACATCTAAGTTAGAAAGATCTTGGAAAGATTCTATTATCAAGGAATTAAAGAAAAGAGACGTTGAGGTACTCGTTAACTATTTACCAGTAGGTTCTCAAAAGACAACAGAGTTTTGGGCAGAAATTTGTTTAGAAACTGGAATCTCTTTTGTAAACTGTATTCCAGTATTTATAGCATCTGACCCTGCATGGGAGCAAAGATTTATTGATGCAGGTATTCCATTGATTGGTGATGATATGCGTTCTCAATTTGGTGCAAGTATTTTATCTCAAATGCTACAAGAATTGGCTTTTGAAAGAGGTCACCATGTAAAGGCTCATATTCAAAGAAATGTTGGTGGTAATACAGATTTCTTAAATATGGAAGACAAAAGTAGATTAGCATCAAAAAAGATTTCTAAAGAAAACGTAATTAGAGCTCAGAATGATATTAGAAACATTTCAACTGAAGATTCATTCCTTCACGCAGGACCTTCTGAATACATTCACTATTATGGAGATAACAAAGTTGCAAACTTTAGACTAGAGCTTGAAGGCTTTGGCGGTTCTCCAGTAATATTTGACGCACAGCTAAGTGTACAAGATAGCCCAAATTCTGCAGGAGTAGTTATAGATGCTATTAGATACTTAAAGGTTGCTAGAGAATTAGGTGTTGTAGGAGCATTAAGAGGTCCTTCAGCATTTACACAAAAGACTCCACCAGATCAGATGATGTTTTCTGATGCTGTTTATGAATGTACTGAATTAGCTAACAGAAGATTAACTGAATCTACTTCAAAACAGATGAATGATGAAAATTAACGGATTTGACATAGACGGAGTAATTCATTTAGGAAATGGAGTATGTGGAGTTAGACCTGGACCAAATGACGTAATCATAACGGGTAGAAGTTATGAAGAAGAACCAGAGACTAAAGCCTTTTTACACAAGCATGGAATCAAAAATCATGTATATTTTAATCCATTACCATTTGAAGAAAAATCAAGAGAAAGTTCAGGAGCACACAAAGCTCGTACCTTAAAGTTCTTAAAACATGAAGAAGGAATTGAAGTTCAGTTTTTCTTTGAAGATGATATTATTCAAAAAGAAGAGATAGAAGAAAGTTGGGATGGAAAGGTAATACATGTTTCCCATGACTTTACAGAAAAAGAAAATGTGAGACATTTGGAGGATTTAGATGGATAATAGGCTAATTCAGCTTGGTAGTACAAAAGACCAATTACTTAGAAACAATATTGATTGGGACGTATTAAAAGACTATGAGCATTTTGTAAAGATGGTAAATAGG